GGTTATGTGAAAACGATAACTAGTGCTAGTAAGAGTGCCACAGGAATACTAAAGTTTGCATCGAAATTCGGCTCGATATTAGGAAAAATATTTCTTCCCATCACTATTCTTATGTCTGCTTTTGATTTTATAACAGGGTTTATGAAAGGGTATGAAGAAGGTGGTATTCTCGGTGGATTAGAAGGTGGTCTATCGAAACTTTTTGCAAATATGATTGGTATGCCTCTCGACTTATTAAAATCAGCAGTTGCATGGATTGCTGGAGTTTTTGGATTCGATGGAGTAAAAACTTCACTTGAATCTTTCTCATTTGCAACACTTATAACAGATATGATAAGCGGTATATTTGCTGGGGTTAAGGGTGTATTTAATTTCTTGGGCGATTTGTTTGATTTCTCTGACTTAACTATATTTGGAGCATTTGGTAAACTAATAGACATTGTGTTCCTTCCACTAAACATGGCCATCAACTTTGTTAAAGGTCTGTTTGATTGGGGTAGTGATGATGAAACAGAACCTTTCTCATTGAGCGGTTTACTATTTGACACCATATCAGGAATATTTGCGTGGTTTAAAGGATTACTTAATATTGATATTGGTGGATTGGTTAAGAAGATTCCAGGCGCTGGTAAAATATTGAGTTTCTTTGGCTTTGGTGGTAGTGATGATAAAGAAAAACCTGCCGCAAAAAAGGCAATGCCGGCATCGCTACCGCAGCTGCCAGCAGCAGCGAAAAAACAAGACGCAACGATGGCCGACAAACTGGCCAAAACGGAACGAGTTAAGCAAGAAAGAAGACAAAAAATACTAGAGCGCTTGGATGCTCGTATAGAGGCAACCGAAGACAGGATTATTACTGGCCAGGATGAGAAAGGTAGACAGCTTAGTCCAGCGGCGATCGAAAGGGAACAGAAAAAACTTGCCATCCTAGAGAGAAATGAGCAAAAATTGTTAGCTAGACAGGCGGCCTCCGGCGCACCACCGCCGGCCGGATTCAACGTTAGTACAAACGATAAGAAAGTGGAAAATCACTTTCCTAATAGCACCCAACCAAGTAGTCCTGTTCTAAATGCAAATATACAATCATCTGTATATGGTTAATAAAAAAAACCCCCCACTGATTTCTCAGTGAGGGGTTCATTGGAAGGATAGACTGACTACCCTTCTTCAGCCAACTTCTCAAAATATGACATTGCGTCATCTTCATCATCATTATCTGCTGATACGGTCACTGTTGGTGCCGGTGCTTCCTTGGTATCAACCTTGGAAGTAGCAGTCGGTTCATCTTCCATCAGCGTCTGCACTGTGGTATTAGCAGCAACTGTGCCGGAAAGAACCATGTCCAAACGAGTCTTCAACTCATCATAGGACTTGAAGTTGGATGCAGCAGTAAACTCATTAAGAGGATACTGACTCTTATAGATGCCTTCCAGAACAGAATCATCATCAGACAAAGACGAGACGCCTTCAAATTCAGACTTATCATAGTTCCAGTAACCATCAACTTTGCGAAGCTTCAACTTGAAGTTCGCACCACCCCAAAAATCAAACGGATTAATAGGAGTTTCGTCCTCAAAGGCAGGCTGCATTGCTTCCATCACCTTATCAAAAATCTTCTTACCAAAACGGTAAAGGAAGACTTTACCCTCGTTCTGAGGATTGGACGAATCACTGACCACATAAATGTTAGCGAAGTATTGCAACTTACGCTTCTGTTTACGAGCAATTTCCTTATCCGATTCTACACCAGAATTCCAGAGTTTAGAATTATACTCTGACACAGGATCGTTGTTACCAAGAGTGGTAAGGGAGTTCTCGATAAACCACTGACCAGTAGGCCCTTGGAAAGCATGGTTCCACACCTTAGCCCAAGGAAGGTCTTCACCTTCACATGCTGGAAGGAAACGAAGGACAGCATATCCATTACCGGACTTATCCATCGTAGGTTTCCAAAGGCGTTCATCAACGTAAGACTTCTTTTCTTGCGGGGCAGATTCTTTCTGGGCAGCACCCAACAGTGAATCAAGACTGTTTTGTTTCTTCATTGTAGCAAATGACATTCGTATGTCTCCTTATGTTTGCGTATGTTATCGTATGTCGATTTTATAATAGTAACACAATAGGATATATTAGTCAATACCCTTTTGTATTTATTTTTCCAGTGGAAGGCCGGAAATATGAACTCCATCTTTGAATCCATCTTTATCGTATCCATCTGGAAATTTGCCCTCTCTAGGCATATTCGATTGTTTCTGAGCATCTACTAAAGATTTATAGGCTTCAGATTTATAGTAGTCACCCTTCTCTGCTAGTTTCCAAACATCAGCAGTTCTGCCGTGAGTTTCTACTTGTGACTTTTTAAGTCCCTTATTCTTACCACTTTTTAATGAAAGTTCTGGTCTTACTGGCATAATTTTCTCCTTATGTATAATCGTTCAATGATAGCTCTTTACAGAACTCTTCTTTTGACAAGCACTTTACATTGAGATGGTAGTCTTGTACTGTCGAACCATGCCAAATGTTAGTACCTTTCATTTTGCAATCTACCCAATAAAAGGTTCTGTCCTTATACTTGTCAAAAAGTTCAGTCATTTGGTTCATCCAATTTACAGGATCAAACCCTTTAGCAGAGGCAGGCAAATAGTTGTCTGTCCCTTTATATATGTTATTAATTGGTTCATCGTATGCACTCAAATCAAATCCTAACATATAAATCTCTTCTGCATTCTGTTCATGACACGCACATAACAAAGCCATATTACCAGTTGATAGATTAGGATTACCAACATCCACTATGTTGTCATTCTCATTTACATAGGTAATCCAGATTCCAACATCTTTTTCCATCTTGAGTTTGAGATCATCCATATCAAGGTGAGGAAATTGTTGCATGGCAGACTCAACTTTTTCATGTAGAGTAGCAGGGTCTTTGCCAGATATCACACACTGGCCAGTTTTGTTCTTACTCCTATGAATAAAGTTATCTGGTATATCAAATCCCATGAGCATCATGTCAGCAACTTCTGCTGGAACAACACTCCAGTTTGAGAAATAACATTTACCCTTATAACCCGAATCATATATCTCTTGTTGCATTCCGTAGTCCATAGCAACAAGGTTGTCTGGTGCTGCGTCACGGTAAACGGCATTGCATCCCCATGTCTTGATATCAACCCATTTAGTATTTGGGTTATACCAAGACCGAGACTCACCGTTTCCTATGACAACAGCTTTCACTTGCTCATCCTTCTGTCAATCTTTCCCGACGCTCCGTCAGTACTGACTGTATAACTCACAGATGCATCATCCAACCAACGTTCATTCTTAACAAAGTCTAATTTGTATGCGTCACGTTCAGAAAGATTTGCAAGAACATTAAACGCAAGACTGATCCTAGATTGATCTGTAGTATTCTGTGAGAATCCATGAAACAAATACGAGTTGAACATGATCAATGAACCTTGAGTGCAAGGCATACCAATCTTGTTTGTGAAATTTGAATTAGCCTTACTGTAGTGTTTTCTTAGTGAGAAAAATGGATCACTGTTCGCAGGCATCTTCTCAAACACCAGAGGCGGGTGCTGTGGACTAGACTGGACATAATACACACCACTGATAAGAGAATTACCATGATTATGCATACTTTGTTGACTTCCTGGCTCAGCACTGTTTAACCAACTCTCATGAATCCAAAAATCACGATAATCCAGTGTCATCACATTATCAAGATAATCCTTGGCGCATTCATAGAACCAATCTTTAAGATCAGACAGGCCCTCATGATCAATAATGTTTGGGGTATCTTTGAACTGTGTTGTATCTGGATTTGCAATTGCTTGCTGGTTGAACTCAAATTCATCCATAGAAGGAACTTCTGGTGGGTTTGAATTTTGATATATCTTTAATACACCGGCTGGAAAAACAGGAATTTCAGTCATTATGTAACTCTCCGATCAAAGGAAATATTTTTGCAATTTCTACCGCACAGGCTTCTGCGATTTCCATATGTTCTTTTTGTGTGCCATTAGCACTTCTTAGTTCTATATAGTGTACCCATGAACGTAGTGTGCCGTTCATGTACATTCGGGACATCGTAAGTCCCTCTGGAAGAACTGCACGAGCCTGTTCCTTTGCAACTGAATTTCTAATTGCCCATTCATATGCCTCTTTCGCAACTCTTATGACATTTGATTGAATTGCATAAAATTCATTAACGACTTCATTATCATCAGCCATCTCTATAGAGTTTTGACGGTTTTTCAAATCTTGTAAACGAGCTGGCCTGGTCGTAAATTCAAGTTCTTTGGTGGGATCAGCATATCGTTGACTGAACTCTTGAAACGAGAATGAGCGATGACGTAATATCTGTCTTCCAATGTCTCTTGTAGTCTCAATCTCTATACACGCATTGACCATCTCTAGTGGCGACCAATGTTTATGTTTGATAAGGTATTTTATAAGTTTTTGGCTAGTTTCTTTATTGTTCTGATTGTCTGGGTTTGATACCCTAGCACAATATGCGATAAGGTCTTGTGCATCGTCTACACCAATATTATCTGGTGTTGAATGTGAAATTAAACGTACATTCATTACTTCAATAAATCCTCATGTTTTGCTTGTTTTTCCCTTCTTATATTATTCAACTCTGCTCCAGACTCTTTGCCAGTTAGGTATTTTGGAACAGCAGCAGATTTGCTTTCCGTATATTTGTCTAACCAATTCTTCATTTTTTTAAACATGAGTACTCCATTTAAAAATGGTGCCGGTGGTAAGAATCGAACTCACAACCTATTGCTTACAAAGCAATTGCTCTACCGTTGAGCTACACCGGCACACATCAATTACCGCCTGTTATGTGGGCGATATCCCTTTGGCCAACTAGGTTGACGTGAGGCGAGCTTCTTAACTCGTTCCCTCAATTCAGAATTATCTTTCGTCAATTCTGAATTATCGAATTCTAAACCACGAATACGATTAAGAAGATCACTTACCTGCGAGGCGAAAAAACCTTCTTCACGAACGGCGGGGTCGCCGTTCAAATGCACTGTTACTTCCATTTGAAGTCTCCATTACAAAAGTTGCTGTCATCAGTCCTGACAGTTGAACATAAACCATATTACTACAGTTCATTGAATATGTCAAGTACCTATAGAGGCAATTGAGCACATTTTGGCAGAAAGTTTAACTCTCTAGCGTTTGCTTCTATCTTTTCTTTTAGAGCTTTTGAGATCAAGGGTCTTAACGAATCTGGCTCTAGACCTTCTTTCTCACAATACCACAATACAGCATCTAAATGAGATATATCTTTTTCGAGAACTATTTGTTCTATTTTTAGGGAAAATGTTTTGGATGTATTTAACGGCATAATATTCTTCCATAACGATTAAAAAGTTGGGGGGTTAACCATGACCCCCCACGGATGCATTACGGCATCACCCGTTAGACCTTACGCTGTGCGTAGTGCCGCATATCCAGCTGCAACAACTGCCTTAGTAGGCGTACCGAGCATATACTTACGGTATGTCTCTCCATCAAAAGACGATACACGATTGTTCAGATAAATTGCAAATCCTTCTGTGCGAAGTTGGCTGATAACTGCACGAACATTCTTGACACCATAACGTGACGAAATCTGTTTAGCGGTTAATTCTGCACCATTAACGAGTGCGGCGGCGACCTTAGCGGTCTGGGTAGTCTTAGTCATTTAAATGTTTCCTTAACATTACAAAATAAGTTGAAAGCATTTCAACTTTTGAAGTGGTAGTTTTTAGTCCTATAAAGAGAACTACCAAACTCATTAAGTGTCGATATAGGAATAGGTTCCCGTCACTTAAATTCGCATTATAACAAAGTATAACATAACAATACCTATATGTCAATACCCCTTTTAGATAAAAGTGGTAGGTTATTCTGTTGCTAAGGAACCTACCGAAACTCCATTAACACTTACTGCTTAAGCAGCAAGGGCCATAGGTGCAAAATTATCGTTTGCATTTAGTGTTTTTGACCTATAAGGCGGTCAATCCACAGTTCTCCACTTCTCTATTTAACACCTGTCGATCCTGTTTCGCCCCCATCATCAGAACAGAGTAATTCACTTGCTTTCGTTTCCCAAACCCAAGGGAAAATTCCGTGAATAATTAAAACAAAGGATACACTAAAAGCCCT